GAAGATGGAAGATTTTTGGCACAACTATAATTTCGGCTCTGGTTTTCTTTGGTTTGAACAATTAGGAGAAGGATTAAGCAGAAACAATAAACCGATTAACGTTCATTCATTAAATCCAAATAGGATTAATATAGTTAAAAATAATGGACGTTTCGATAATGTAGATCATTATACATACACTTGTTTAAATGGCGAATCTATTAAATTGTCAAAGGAAAGCGTACTTCATTTAAGACATTGGAATCCCAATTTAGAATCAACACTCAAAGGCTACGGTCTAGATGTTCCATGCGCTAAAGACATTGCATTAAATGATGCTGGTAATCTAGCGGAAGGACAGGCTTATGTTCAAGGCGGTAGAGGAACTTTGTTTAGTTCTAAAGTTGAATTTGTCGGAGAAGGCGTAACTAAAACTAAATGGAGTAAAGAACAGGTTGCAACCATGCAAGAAACCATCGACACGGATATGGCTGGCGCAAGGAACAACAGGCGCATGCTTATGACTAACGGTGAAGTTGTTGTTACTCCTTACGGCGACACTCTTGCTGAAATGGAAGTGAACAAATCTGAAGATAGCAGATGGAAAAACATTTTTGCTATCATGGGTATTCCAAAAGAGTTAAGCCCTGCAACATTCAGCAGTTCAGAAAATAGTGTTGATGCAGGATATAAAGCTTTAGTAACAAACTTAGTCATTTCAGAATTACGTAAATTCGATGAAAAGCTTACCCAAATAATTAAAAAATGGTGGAATGATATTATTGCGCTTTCGGACTTAACAGAATACAGTGAGCTTGCTCCAGATTTAAAGCTTTACATGGAGGTTTACGGCAGGCCGAACGTCAAAGAAGATGAAAGACGAAAGATATTTGGATTAGATGAAATTGGTGGAGAAATGGGAGAAGCTATTTTAGTACCATCGGGCATGATGCTTTTATCTGATATTGTAAGCGGTGAATTAGAAGTAGATCCAGAAACAGAAAATTTATAATGGCTATACTTGAATTTGATGCAACTCTGTTAATTAAAGCTTTTAACGATGGCTTAGAAGCTGGTTTTGTCTTAGCGGCCGATACAAGTGAATTAGATTATGAATTAAATAAAAATAATATCGACGATGCTGAAGGAATTTAGAATTGAGCGCAAACTATGGGAAAGACAGCAAAGAATAGCCGAAAAATCCTTAGTGCCAATATTCCGTAAGGCCTTAAAAGATTCCGTTGCCCCAGTATTGGAGCATGTAAAACGATACGGAACCGAGGGCAATCCATCTGCTTTAATAAATAAAAGCGTTTGGACTTTAGCGTATCAACAAGCTTATGCAGATTCACCTTTAAAAATAGCAAAACAAGAGTATTACAGGCAGAGAGGTTTAGAAACTAACAAAGCCTCTGCGATTCAATTCTTGGTGGATATATGGCAAAGTACATTTAGGGATTATGCATTAAATTACGTTTACGGCATTCAAAGAGAATTAAATCAAACTACAATCGATATAATTATGCAAGCTTTAGGCGACGCGAACGCTTTAGGCATTGATCGTGACGGCTCTATTCGTTTATTCGAAAAATTATTGAATGGTAAGCTTAAATTGCGCACGAATACAATAAGCAGAACAGAGGCAACTACTTTGAGCAATTTAGGCAAGGAAGTTGGAGCGAGAAGCTGGATAGCCGAGCAAGGAGGCGGGGGTAAAAAGGTTTGGCTAGGTCGTAACGACGCTAAAGAGCGTAAATCACACCTAGAAGAAAACGACACTATATTAGATATCGACGACCAATATGATTTGGACGGTGAGAAAGCAGATAGGCCAGGTGATGTAAAGTTATCTGCTAAACAGCGTGTAAGATGTCGCTGTACTCAATCGTTAATGAGTATGAATAGATATAATCAATTAGTTAAACGAGGTCGGATTGTTGATGGTAAAGTGATCGGAGCATCATAAAATAATAAATTTGTAATTGTAAAATATTTATTACATTTGTCTATGAGCGATAAATCAAAAGAATCGGCAAAAGAGTTGGAGGAAACTAAGGCTAAAACCAAAGACCAACAATTGAAGCAAGTTATTGAGGAAAAGCAAAAGTATGTTAATAAACAGCCAATCTGTAAATAATGGTATTTAAGTGCATCGAGTTTCCAGAAAAAGAATTTGCTACTAAGGAAGATATGTTTCGTGAGTTGAAAGCTAACGAGGATAAGCTTATTGGCTTAAAAAAAGCCGCTATATTTGAAGCTCACAAAAAGCATCAATTTAGCTTCTTGAACTTAGATATATCAAAAGCTAATGTAACTGGGAAAGCAAACTTTGAGGTTAAAGAAGGTTATGTTTATCCTGTTATAAGCACCACTCGTTACATGGATAGCCATAAAGACGTACACTTTGACGGTTGCTTTAATAAAACTAAATCAGAACAGCAAGGTAAAGTTTATTATGCCTTAGATCATAAACTAGATTTTCAGAACATTGCTGCATGGCCGAAAGACGTAAATATGTTTACTTCGATGATTGATTGGTCGTTAGTTGGTAAAGATTATTACGGTCAAACAGAGGCTTTAATATTTGAGATTGCAGAAAAGTCAATGAGGCCAGATGTTTTAGACGCTATCAAAGGTAGGTTGGCGGACTTTGAAAACTCTATAAGAATGGTTTACCATAAGATTAAGTTAGCGGCAAATTCTACAGATAAAGATTTAAGCGAAAATAAAGCTTATTTTGATAGTCGTGTTGAAAGCATTGCTAATAAAGATATCGCCTATGAATCAGGTTACTTTTGGGGAGTTGAGGAATTAGGAATACATAAAGAAGGAAGTTTAGTTGTTGCAGGAGGTTCAAACGATGCGACATCAATCATAACATTATCAGGAGCCGATATAATCACTCCAATAAAATCAGACCCGCAAGATGAGCAGTCTAAATCGGTTTGGGAGTATTTAGCCGAACCAAAAGTTAACACAATTTGGGATAATTATTTAAACTAATCAGAAAATGACTGAAGAAGAAAAAAAAGCGGCTGCTCTAAAAGAAATTGAGAATACCGCAACAAAGGCAGTTGAAACAGCATTGCCAGAATTATTAAAAAAAGGATTAACTAGCGAAGAAGCTAAGAAGGAGATTTCTGCTATCGTTACTGAATCTTTTAAAACTATGAAATTTACCGATATCGATGGTGTAGAAAAAACACACGAAGAAATCGTTAAAGCTCAGCAAAAACAACATGATGATTTAGCGGTTATCGTTAATGAGTTTAAAGAAAAAGGTGGAGCAAAAGAAAAAGGTGCTTTACTTGATTTCATCGAAAAAAACATTAAAGATTCTGGATTTAAATCATCTACAGATAAAGGTAATGCGAAATATAACGAAACTTTAGCTTTCAAAGCGCCTGCTTTAATGACTACTGCTAACGTTGTGCCTAACGTTACGGGAGGTTTTTCTCCATTATTTGGTAACTATATTGATGATGAAATTGGGCACACTCCAAAGCCAGCTCCAATTTTTATGCGTTTGGTTACTGTTAAGTATCAACCAGGTACGGAGAATATTTATTTTACCGATCGTATTAACGAAGAAGGTACTGCTCAGTTTATTGCTGAGGGTGCGTTAAAACCGTTAATCGATGGTGAATATAAAACAACTTCTTTGCAAACTAAAGAACTTGCAGAGCGTTGGAAAATGACTACACGTTTAATGTATCATGCGCCAGCGGTTGTAACTGATTTCCGTGAGCATGCAAACGAGTTAATCGAGCAAGTATTAGATACTGCGGTTTTAACAGGTGATAACACAGGAAATAACTTAAACGGTATTGTTGCTAATGCATCTGCGTTTGTTGTTCCTGCTCAATTGGCTGCTTACTATTCAGATGCTAATATATGGGACGTTGTTATGGCGATGGCTACTGCTGTTCGCTTAGCTAACTACACAGGCAAAATCACAGCTGTATTAAATACAGTTTGGATGGCTCAAATGGCTGGTATTAAAGATGCAGAAGGGCGCTATATTATTGCTCCTTTCGTTGCGCCAAACGGCAAAATGATTGGTGATGTTGAAGTAGAATTTACAAACAAGATTGCTGCAACAGTTATCTTAGTGGGTGACTTGAAAAAATACAACCTTGTTATCTCGGAAGATGCAATTTATAACGAAGGTTATGAAAATGACGATTTCTCTAAAAACTTAGTATCTAAGAAAATCGAAACATTTGCTCAGGGTTACGTTAAATTGTCAGATAGAGGCTCAATCCTTTACGATACAATTGCCGACGTATTGACCGATATTTCAGCAGCATAATTAATTAGCCCCTTTAATCGGGGGCTTAACTTTTAAATAACAAATTTAATAACATGGCAGAAGAACCAAAAGTTAAGGCATTCGATTCAAAGAAAATGATTGCCGAACACGCTGAGAAAGGTACGGTTATCGACTACAACGAAAGAATGACAGTCGAAATTTTAGAACCTACAAAATTTTATAAAAAAGGGGACATTATCAGCCCCCATAAAATAAAAGGGCAAGCTTTAATCGATCAAAAAATCGCTAAGAAGTACACCAAAAAAGAAGATTAAATTTTAGAAACCCTTAGCATTTGTTAAGGGTTTTTTTATTTAGTACATTTACGTTAAAAATAACAACATGAGTTTTGATATTGTAGATTACGGACTTATCGAAGTAGAACCTGTTTCGTTAGAAGAAGCTAAATCTTATATGCAGATTGATGCTGATTACGCTTCTGATGATAACCAAATCAGGATAGCTATTTCATCGGCTAGGGAAAGGCTGGAACGATATTTAAATATCGGATTAGTTAATCGTGATATAACTATTGAGTGGAATGGAAGTTGTATAAAACTACCTTTAACGCCAAACTTTGATATAGTTTCAGTATCAGATAAAGATGGCATTTTAGCCACCGACAAATATAATGTATCGCAAGGTCGCAATAAAAAGATTAGCATAAATGATGTTGTTAGCGGTAATTTAAATTACTTCTACAGCATAACAACTGAAACAGTGCAAATAAGCAGGGAATCAGGTATTGATTATGGTTCTGTTTATACTGTAATTTACAATACTGGTTACGAAGATTTAACTAATATGGTCGGGTTAAAGCAATCTTTGTTAGCTGAAGCTAATTACCTATTTAAATTAAGGGGAAATCCCGTTACCGATGTTATTTCTCCTAATGCTGCTTTATTATCTGCCAGTTATTCTAAGAACTTATTGATATGAAGCAAGTATCAGGACTTTTAAATCAGCGTATCGAAATATTTAAGTACGAAGATGTTTCGGATGGAGCAGGAGGCGTAACGCCACAAGAGGTTTTATATTGGTCCACATCAGCCGAAATAACACAACTTAAAGCCTCACGTAATTTAGAGGCTAATCAAGAGCGTTTAAAGCCCGTTGTTAAATTTAAGGTTCGTTATCGTGATGATAAGTTCGTTATTGAGGATATGATTATTAAATGGCGTGGGGAAGTGTTTCGTGTAAATCAAGCAACGCCTGACTATGTTTATAAAGAATACCTTGAAATACTAGCTATCGCCACTACTTTACCGACTAGATAATGTCAAAGATTGTTGGATTTAAAGAGTTTTCCGATAAACTCAACAAGCTTAGTAAAGACTTTCAGCAGGAGGTTAAAGAGATTACGGAGTTTAATTTAGGCGAAATTGAGCTACAAGCTATTCGTGATGCTCCAGGCGGAGGCGATCAGATAAGAACGCAATTTGGTAGTGAAAGTCAATCAGATATTGCAAGAGGCAGAAATTGGACGCCAATTAGTCAAGCTATAGGTTATTCAATTGATTCGAGTGGGTATAAAGGAACGGTTTATGTTGAGCGTTCCGCAGGAGAAATAGCGGCATGGGTAGAATTTGGC